TGGTAATAACACTTGACAACTGCTCTTAATGCATATATAATAAGCATATAAGGAGTATTCATATGAGTGATCGTACCTACGGGCAAGAAGAAAAAGCAAAACTAGAACGTCTAGTCAAAGAAGGCGTAACTGTTTTACAAGAGATTGAAGATCTAAACGCAGGACTTAAAGATACTGTAAAGGCAGTAGCAGAAGAACTGAACGTGAAGCCTTCACTAATTAATAAAGCAATTAAAGTTGCAATGAAACGTGACTGGGATAAGCATCAAGACGAGTTTGAAGACTTAGAAACTATTGTTGCTACAGTCGGCGTTGACAAGTGATAAAGGCTGTCATAGATTTTTGTAAAGAAAGTTACAGGCTTTCTCCTCTAGCATTTTATTGTGAAATGGTAGAAACAACAGTTTTGATTGCAGCAAGTGCTATACTTACATTTACAGTGCTTGATCCTGCAACAGAACTTTTTATTCCATTATACTTGATTGGTAGTATACTTGGTGTAGTTAGTACAGTTATTAGAAAAGCAGCATTTGCAATTGTGCTATGTAGTTGGTTTGTTGTAATGAACTCAATTGCTATGGTGCAGTTATTCATACTGTAATATATAATATAGAGTCGTCCACTTACGGACAGGTAGAAGGTTAGTTGGCCACAAGCAACAGGAGAATGAATGAGTTACGTAGACGCATTGTTTGACCGCGATCAAGATATGATCCGTGTAGTTGAACGCAAAGACGGTAAAAGAGAATACCGCGAGTATCAAGCAAAATATACATTTTATTACAAAGACGAACGAGGCAAGTACAAGAGTGTGTACGGCGATAATCTAAGTCGTATTGTATGTAAAAGCACAAAGGACTTTCGCAAGGAAGTTGCTATTAATAGAGACAAAGACTTATTTGAAAGCGATATTAATCCTATCTTTCAGTCGTTGTCTGAAAACTATCTCAATCAAGATGCGCCTAAACTTAATATTGCGTTCTTCGATATTGAGACTGACTTTGATCCAGAGCGTGGGTTTGCTGATCCTGCTGATCCTTTCATGCCAATCACCTCTATAAGTGTATACTTACAGTGGATGGAAACAATGATATGTTTAGCAGTTCCGCCAAAGACACTTACAATGGATCAAGCAAAAGCAGAACTTGAAGGTATTGAAAATGTAATGCTGTTTGAGCGTGAAGGTGACATGATTGACACGTTCTTAACGCTAATTGAAGATGCTGATATTTTGTCAGGTTGGAACAGCGAAGGTTATGATATTCCGTACACTGTTAACAGAACTAGTCGTGTACTAAGCAAAGACGACACTAGACGTTTTTGTCTGTGGGGGCAACTGCCCAAAAAGCGTGAGTATGAAAAGTATGGCAAAGCAGCAGTTACATTTGATTTAGTAGGTCGTGTACACTTAGACAGTTTAGAACTATATCGAAAGTATACGTATGAAGAACGTCATACATATCGATTAGATGCTATTGGTGAGATTGAAGTAGGTGAGAATAAGGTGCCATATGAAGGCACACTTGATCAGCTATACAACAATGACTTCCGTAAGTTTATTGAATATAACATTCAAGATACTGCATTGCTTGACAAGCTAGATAAGAAATTACGTTTTATCGATTTGTCCAACGAACTAGCACATGCAAACACAGTGCTTCTACAGACTACAATGGGCGCTGTTGCTGTTACAGAGCAGGCTATTGTTAACGAAGCACATCATAGAGGATTGCAGGTTCCTAATCGTCCAAAGCGTGATGATACTGAGAATACACAAGCAGCTGGTGCATACGTTGCATTTCCAAAGAAGGGCTTGCACAAATGGATCGGTTCAATGGATTTGAACTCGCTATATCCAAGTGTGATTCGTGCATTGAATATGGCACCCGAAACAGTTATAGGACAAATACGTCCTGAAATATCAGATGCTCGTGTAACAGAAGACATGGGCTTAAAGAAGAAGTCGTTTGCAGGCAGTTGGGAAGGACGGTTTAGCACAGAAGAATACGAAGCTGTAATGGAGAAACGCAAGGACATTGCACTTACTATTGACTGGGAGTCAGGCGGTAGTGATGTACTGAGCGGTGCTGAAATACACAAAGTAATCTTTGATAGTAATCAACCTTGGATGCTTAGTTCAAACGGTACTATCTTTACAACAGAGTTTGAAGGCGTTATTCCAGGTATCTTAAAACGTTGGTATAGCGAACGTAAAGACTTGCAGAAGATGCTAAAGAAAGCAAAGGACGCAGGTAACACAGCAGAAATTGAATACTGGGACAAGCGACAGTTGGTTAAGAAGATTAACTTGAACAGTTTGTATGGCGCTATTCTTAATCCTGGTTGTAGATTCTTTGATAAACGTATTGGACAGAGTACAACACTAACTGGTAGAACTATTGTTAAGCATATGTCAGCAGAAGTAAACAAGGTTATTACAGGTACGTATGATCATGTTGGTGAAGCAATGATATACGGCGATACTGACTCTTGTTACTTTAGTGGATATCCTACACTTAAAAGTGAGATTGATGCAGGTAACTTGCCATGGGACAAAGACAATGTAATCACACTGTATGATCAAGTGTGCGAAGCAGCAAATGCAACGTTTCCAGACTTTATGATGCAAGCATTCCATTGCCCTAAGAGCCGCTCAGACGTTATTGCAGCAGCAAGAGAAATTGTTGCAGAGTCTGGCTTATATATTACTAAGAAGCGTTACGCAGCACTTGTGTATGACGTAGAAGGCTTTAGAAGCGACACAGATGGCAAGCCGGGCAAAGTAAAAGCAATGGGCTTAGATTTGCGTAGATCAGATACTCCAGTGTTTATGCAGCAGTTTTTAAGTGAGCTATTGCTTATGGTACTTACTGATGTGCCGCAAAAAGAAATACTTGATAGAATTACAGAATTCCGTAAAGAATTTAGTGATCGTCCGGGCTGGGAGAAAGGTTCACCTAAACGTGCAAACAAAGTTGGACACTATCAACGACTAGAGGAAAAGCAAGGACGAGCGAATATGCCCGGACACGTTAGAGCAAGTATCAATTGGAATACTCTCAAGCGTATGAACGGCGATAAATATTCGCAAGAGATAGTAGATGGTATGAAAGTAATCGTATGTAAATTAAGGCCAAATCCGTTAGGTTATACTAGTGTAGCATATCCAACAGATGAATTACGTTTACCTGAATGGTTTAAAGCATTACCATTTGACGATGATGCAATGGCAGAAACTATTATTGACAACAAACTAGATAACCTAATTGGCGTGCTTAACTATCCATTAGAAGATACTAAACAGCACACTACATTTGGTAGTTTGTTTGAGTTTGGAGATTAAATGAGTTATAGACGTATTATAAAAACTTGCACTTGGCAACTAACTGGGCTTGTTTGGTTTATGTGTTATGCATTACTAACCGGAGGTGATCTTATGTATACATTAGGGTTATCGCTTGCAAGTATTCCAGCAGGAAGTGTTATGTTTTATTGCCACGAATGGCTCTGGGAGAGAAAAGATGGATTGTAGCGTAAAAGATGGTGTGGCATTTATGTGGATACCTGGTAACGCAGATGATTGGATAAAGAGTAACATTTCTGAAACTGGAGATATTGTTCGTAAGGATTATAGTCAGTATGTTGTTATATTAAGAGATCCTTTAACTCGATGGATTGATAATGTAGTAAAATATACAAACGGTGATGCCGAGCTTGAACAACAAGTTTTAGATGATTATGCTAATACGTTAGTGTACGACGACAATACTAGTTTACAAAATACCTGGATAGTAAATTTACTTCGTAAAACAAGAGCTAATATAGAATTTTGTTACTATGATAACTTAGCAGCCTTAAACACAAAGTATAATATTGCAGAAAGCTTGCCCTTGTACACATCATATAGTATCACTACACTTGGAAATGAGCTCGAAAATTTATCTATGTTACCAAGGATAATAAAATCAACATACAACGATGATTATAAATTAATTAAAGATAAACTTGGTTTTTGATGAAACGATATTTTAAAAGAATATTCGTAGCATGGAGTATTTTTTGGAACACAGTATTTGGTGGTAGAAATAATCAAACTATAAGCGCAAGGATGTGGCAAAGGAAACGTGATCGCAAATGGCATATTGTTCCTATTATAGATAGATTATTTTGGTGGGAAAAAGGTCACTGTCAAGACAGCTGGGTTAAATGGACAATTATTAATCACGCAATTCGTAGATACGACAATCATATGGGTTTTGGTAAAAGGAATACATTTCATTGGTACGAATAAGAGAATGGATTATCACCACAAAACTATTTTGGCGGGTATGGCTTTGGTGGGGCATTAAACAAGCTCGCAAACGTAGAAT